GGTTTCTCAAGGCCTGTGCTGCTCTTTTGGGTGAAGCTGGCCGCGAGATTTTTCCCAAACAAGCTGAAATCCTGGTTGACCGTGGCGACACCGGCAACTTCCTGAACCTGCCGTACTTTGGTGGGGACCAGACCATGCGCTATGCCATCAAGGATGATGGCTCTGCCGCAACGCTGGAAGAGTTTTACGAGCTGTACGAGCAGTGGGTGCAGCCCACAGACCTCAAGTACCCAGAAGAGCCAAAGGCCCCAGATCATCCGATCAAGGACGGGCCCCCATGCCTACAGGCCCTGTGCACACAGGGCGTGCCCGAAGGCACACGCAATAACGCGCTTTTTAACATTGGCATCTACCTCAAGAAGGTCATCCCTATACACTGGGACGACGCCCTGGTCGAGCACAACCTGAAGTATGTGTCCCCGCCACTGCCCAACAACGAGGTTCAAGTCCTGGTCAAGCAGTTGCACAAAAAAGAATACCGGTACAAGTGCAAAGACTCCCCGCTCAACAGCTTTTGCAACAGCGGGCTTTGCAGGACACGCAAACACGGGATCGGGGCCAACGGGCCAGATGCACCCCAGGTGTCCTCCCTCTCCAAATACAACTCAGAGCCGCCGCTGTGGTTCCTTGACATCAACGGCAAACGCATTGAGCTGGATACGGAGAGCTTGTTTGCTCAAGCCGCATTCCAAAAGGCCTGCGTCGAAAAGCTCAACCTGCTGCCGCCCACGCTGCGCAAACAAGATTGGGAGCTGCTGCTCAATGCACTGCTCAAAGAAATGGTGGAGACTGAGCAAATTACCGAGGCCAGCGAGGACACCAGTATCACCGGCCGCTTCAACGACATGCTTGAAGAGTTCTGCACACACCTGCAGCAGGCAATGGACCGCGACGAAATCCTCATGGGCCGCCCATGGACAGATGAGGATGAGGCCAAGACCTACTTCCGCATGAAGGACCTTGAAGCGCACCTGGTGCGCAACAACTTCAAAGTCATGACGCACCCCAAAATGGCCCAGCGCCTGCGCGACCTGGGCGGTGAGCCGATCAGCCTCTTTCTCAAGAACCGCGCAGCGCGGTGCTGGAAGATTCCGCGCTTTAGTCGCCAAGACGCACCGTTCGAGACCCCTGAACAACGCACCAACAGGAGCCCATTCTGATGTTAAAAATTGACGGCCACGACAACGCGATCATCGGCCCGGCCATGATCTGGAGGGACAAGTCATTGACCAATGTGCTGGTCTACGACGCGGAGGTTATCCGGGAAAACCTTATGGAAGAGGGCATGGACGCGGAGGATGCCCGCGAATACATTGAATTCAACATTGAAGGTGCCTATGTTGGAGAACACACCCCTGTGCTGGTGTGGACCCAAGACATATGGGATGAGGAGGAGGACGAATGAGCACCACCAAAGTGTTTGGGCCCCCCGGGTCCGGCAAGACCACCTACCTTTTAAGCATTGTCGAGACCGAGCTGGCAGGCGACGTGCACCCGATGAAAATCGGGTACTTTGCTTTCACCAAGAAGGCGGCCACCGAAGCGCGCGACAGGGCTATTCTGAAGTTCCCGCATCTGAACCCCGACACGGACTTCCCTTTCTTTCGCACCCTGCACAGCCTGGCATACCGGTGCCTTGGCATCAGCACCAAGGACATGATGTCGCCGGAGCACTACAAAGAGTTTGCCCTGGAGGCCGGCATCGAGCTGGCCATTGAAAGCGGCGACGAAGAGTTTGCAGTCAAGGCCGACAACCCGATCTTGAACGAGATCAACATCGCCCGCATTCGGGGCATGGACCTGCGCACCCACTACAACCTGTCCAAGATGGAGATTGAGTGGTTTCACTTTGAGTATGTTGAGCGGGCCTACAGACATTACAAAACGTCCCACAGTTTGTTGGACTTCACCGACCTGCTGGAGCACGTGCTGCTGGAGCCAGAGCGCTTGCCAAAGCTCGAGACACTGATCATCGACGAGGCACAAGACCTGTCACGCTTGCAATGGAGGCTGGTCGAGCAACTTGCGTTGCGCGCCCAGCGCTGCTTTTTGGCAGGCGACGATGACCAGGCCGTCTACACCTGGGCCGGAGCCGACGTCGCAAGTTTCCTGGGGTTTTCGGGTGATGTCAAAATCCTTGATCAGTCCTACCGCGTCCCCTCGAAAATCCACGCCCTAGCCAACCGCGTAGTAATCCGCATCAAGCAGCGCCAACCAAAGGTCTGGAAGGCCCGCGAAGAAGAGGGCAGCATCAGCTACTACAACGACTTCCAACAGGTCGACATCACGCATGGCAACTGGTTGATTTTGGCCAGCGCCAATTACATGCTGACCGACATGCATGATTGGATCAAGAGCCAGGGCCTGCTGTTCGAGCGCCACGGACAACGCAGTGTGAGCGAAAGCATCCTCATTGCAGTGCTGGGCTGGGAGAAGTTGCGCAAGGGCGGTGAGGTACCCTTCCATGTGCTTAAAGTAATCTACAAGTACCTGGACAGTGCCTTCATCAAGCACGGCCACAAGATGCTGCGCACGGCCGACCAGGCTGCCATGTTCACGCTCGACACCCTGAAAGAAAAGCACGGACTTCTTTCAGATGAAATCTGGCACAAGGCACTGACCAAGATCAGCGAAGACCGCCGGGACTACCTGGTCTCGCTCTTGCGCCGCAATACACGGCTCACGGGCCACGTGCCTATCAAGCTGTCCACGATCCACGGGGCCAAGGGCGGCGAGGCAGACAACGTGCTGCTGCTGTCAGACCTGTCCACACGGTTTGCCAAAGAGTACGACAAGAATTCGGACGACATCAACCGCCTGCTGTACGTGGGCATCACCCGCGCCAAGCAAACACTGCACATCGTGCTGCCAAAGAACGAACAGAAAGGCTTCAGACTATGAAGCGAGAAAATAAAACAATGCCCATGTTCCCTCGGATTTCCGAGTGGCTGCCGCCATCCTCTTTCCCCAACCTCAGTGAAGCCAAGGAGATTGCAATTGATCTCGAAACATGTGACCCCAACATGGAAAGCCTTGGTCCTGGCTGGCCCCGTAATGATGGCTTCATTGTTGGATATGCTATTGCTGTTGACGGTTGGGCGGGCTATTTCCCTGTCGCCCATGCTGGCGGAGGAAATCTGGACAAACGGATTGTGGAGCGTTGGATTAGCGATGTTCTCGCCACCCCCGCAGACAAAATCATGCACAACGCCGCCTACGACCTCGGATGGCTCAGAGCCACCGGCTTCACAGTGAACGGCACAATTTACGACACCATGCTGGCAGCACCTGTGCTGGATGAGAACCGTTATGCCTACAGCTTGAACAGCCTGGGTTTTGACTACCTCAAGGAGATCAAGTCCGAGCAGGGCTTGAAGGAGTCAGCATCTGACTTTGGCGTGCACCCCAAGAAAGAGTTGTGGAAGCTGCCTGCCATGCACGTGGGCGACTACGCCGAGCAAGACGCGGCGCTGACCTTGAAGCTCTGGCATCACTTTAGGTCGCTGTTAATCAAAGACGAAGTCTCTTCTATCTTTGGACTTGAGACTGAAGTGTTGCCGGTGCTGGTGGACATCACCTTGAAGGGCATCGCCTTTGATCGCCCCAAGTGCGAGCGCCACATGGCTGACATGCGCAAAAAGGAAACCGAAATCCTCAAGTACTTGAAGGAGCAGGCCGGCATGCAGGTGGACATCTGGGCTGCGCAGTCCATTGCCGCCGCGTTTGACCGCCTGGCCATTCAATACCCCAAGACCGCTGCTGGCGCGCCGAGCTTCACCAAGAGCTTTTTGGACACCCATGAGCACCCAATGTCCAGGATGATCCTGGAGGCCCGTGAGCTGAACAAGACCCACGGCACGTTCCTGGAGCCCTACCTGAAGCACAGCGCCAAGGACGGGCGCATCCACACCCACTTCAATCAAATGCGCAACGAAGAGGGCGGCACCGTCACCGGGCGTCTGTCAGCGTCCAACCCCAACCTCCAGCAAGTGCCCGCGCGCCACGAGATCATCGGCCCCATGGTGCGGGGCTTGTTCCTGCCCGAGGACGGCCAGGTCTGGGCGGCCAATGACTTCTCCTCCCAGGAGCCGCGCCTCTTGGTGCACTACGCCACCATGCTGGGCCTGCCGCGCGCAGAGACGATGGCGCAGGCTTACCGAGAAGACCCCAACATGGACTTCCACCAGATGGTTGCTGACTTGGCCGGAATTAAACGCAAGGCTGCCAAGACCATTGGCCTGGGCCTGATGTACGGCATGGGCAAGGCCAAGCTGGCCACCCAACTGGACCTGCCCCTGGATGAGGCCAGCGAGCTGATTGCCACGTTCCACAGCAAGGTCCCATTTCTCAAGGGCACCGTGGACGCGGTGATGAAGCGCATTGAGCACCCGGCCTCTGGCGGGTCGATCCGCACGCTCCTGGGCCGCAAATGCCGCTTCCCGCTGTGGGAGCCCGTGGAGTGGGGCGTGAACAAGGCGCTGCCGCGTGAGCAGGCCGTCATGGAATACGGCGTGCGTATTAAGCGGGCAGGCACCTACAAGGGATTGAACCGGTTGATCCAAGGGTCAGCCGCTGACCAGACCAAAGCTGGCATGGTGGCGCTGCACAAGGCAGGGTTTAACTTGCTGTTGCAAGTACACGACGAAATAGCCTTGTCTGTCAGGAACATTGACGAGGCCCGCGAAGCCGCTGACATCATGGCAAAAGCCGTGACCTTGGAAGTCCCTTCCCGCGTGGATGTTGAGACTGGACCAAGCTGGGGAGAGGCTGCATAATTAAGGCGGGGCCGATTGCAGTTGCCCCTGTTTCCTCCTGGTGAGTTTGGGCTGGGGGCTTGCCTCCAGCCCGTTTTTTCCGATACACTGATAAGTTCTAAGAAAGGAGAATTAAATGGTAATGCCGTTGAAGATACGAGAACAAGTTGTGCCTGCTCACCCAGAGCCATACGTGCGTCAGTCAGTGCGTGTGGCAGCACGCAAGAGAGGTCGCCCAAGGAAGAATGGCCGGCCAAAGAAGGACAGCTACGAGAAGGTGCGCGCCTCTCCCTCCAAGCGCACCGGGCAGCGCTGGATCAGCGTCTCCCTGCCCGAGGAGGCGTACTACATGCTCAAGGAAATCGCAGCCTTTTACAAGGTCGGAATGGGCAACTACATGCACAGCATCATCCTGCCCGCCTTTGACTACGCCTACGAACAGTCCTTAACCTTGCAGCGCATCGACGCCAACAAAAAGAAAGCCAAAAATGAAATACCAGACCGAGATGACGTTCCCCGTCGAACTCACTTTTGAAGTGCTCCCATCCATGCTGGTGGAGGACACAGAGCTGCCCGCGTTGTTGGACATCACCAAGATTTTGTTGACCATCACAGGCCCCAGCGGCAAGCCCCGCCAGGTAGACATCACCAAGAGCTTTTCAGAAGAGCAGATCATGCTGTTTGAAGATGAGATTGCGGAGAACTACCGTGAAAATCCTGCGCTTTAAACGTGTCGACGAGGCCGTGGCCTGGGCCAAAAAAACCATTGGCATTGACGGCATGACCGGAGACGTCACGGCAATAAGCCTGCTGGACGACGCGGACGACTTCCTGGCCGTCACTGTGTTCTCTGCCTACACAGGCACCAACATTGACATGCACATCGCAGCGCGGCCCAAGAGTCATTGGCTGTCGCGCAGTTACTTCAATGCGTCGTTTGAGTTGCCGTTCAGGGTGCTTGAAGTGCCACGGGTCACGGGCCTCATCCGCGCCGAGAACCTGGACGCCCAACGCTTTGTCTCGCGCCTGGGCTTTCAGTATGAAGGGCGCATGCGCAAGGCCTTCCCCGACGGTGGAGACTTGGTGCTGTATGGGCTGCTTCGTGAAGAATATTTAAAACACCCATGGAGTGAAAATGAAACTACAAGAGGAACTGCGCTCAGTCAAGGAGGTCTTCCCCTACATCGAGGAGCTGCTTGAAGCGGCTGCACAGCGCATTGAAGATCAGAGACTGTGGCGTGAAGCCTGGTTGAATGCAGAAAAGAAAGTTGAGTTGTTGACAAGTGAACTAGATGTGCTAAGATCAAAACTCAGTAACAGAAAGGAGAAAGACAGTCATGACTAGAAGACGCGATATAAGGGCCGAGAGGGTCTTTAAACAACTTGCTGGATGCGGCAAGTACGTCAGTACCGGCAAGGTACTGATTGGGCTGACATACCAGCGCAAGCCGCCACCGTTGACAGAGAACGAGGAGATGCTGCAAGGTCTCTTGCTTGGCATCAAGCCTCCTTTGGTCAGCCGCTGGTTTGTGACGTATGCCTTCGTGGTGGTGTTGTGTGCAAGTCTTTTTGTTTCTTGCCGATCATGAAAAAACGCAGCAAATACCGACCCCGCGCTGTGCTTCAAAGCCCTTTGAACTTTGTGCTCTCAGGCTTAAGACCTGTGCGCGATCTGCCAGGCGTTTACCTGGACGTACAGCTCAAAAACCGCACTGCCCTGGAACAAGTCCGCAAGGGCGACGCGAACAAAGATGACATTGACATGCTGATCGGCGCTTTCAACGTGACTGAAGCGCTGGCCATCATGGGCAAGGGCCACGACTGGCTGGACGAGATCAACCAGGGGCAAAACGCCCTGTGGGAGTTGTCTCGCCGGGGCGTGGCCAACGGAATGCGGTTCATCATGACAGCCAAGCAATGGGAGTTGCTCAAGCTGGTGATGGACCTGCATGAGGCGCAGTTGGCGAATGCCACTGTGCATGACATCGAAAAAGCGCACGACTTCGTCCAGTCGGTTATCCGCCAGGGCAGGGCACGTGCAATCATCCAAGCCAAGAAGGAAATAGCATGAACAAGTCAGACAAAATCCGAGAGTATTTTCGCAAGCACCCCGACGCCGATGCGACCAAGGTGGCCATCAAGTTCCAAGCGTCCAAGCCCATGACTTACAAGCTGCGCAAGCAAATCCAAGAGGAGTGGAAGCCGCCTGAAATGGTGCCGATGCCTCCTCTCAGCTCCTGGGCAAAGATTCTGGAAGAGGTTGAAGGGACCGACGTGGACGAGACCCTCGACGAGCGGGCCAAGGACTACGGCAAGTTCAAGGACGGCGCTGCACTGATGCAGGGTATCAAACGACTGCTCGCGGACCACGCAGCCAGTCACGACAAGACCTTTGCGGACGACCAGTGGGAAGCCTTGGAGATGATCGTGCACAAGATCGGCCGCATCGTCAACGGCAACCCCGACAAGGTGGACCACTGGGTAGACATTGCCGGCTACGCCAAGCTGGTGGCAGACCGCCTTGAAGGAGTGGAGCGGTGAGCGTTGAAGATTACTTCAACCTTATCCGGTGGAGGGTATACGCCCTCTGCTTGATAGCTGCCTGGGTTTTTTACAAGACCTAGGGAAAGTACTAGACACAACTGGTACGATACACGTATAATTTAATTTCTATCAACAGAAAGAGAGAAAGTCATGAACTTCAATTTGAATATTCATCGGGTGACAGACGTCACCATCAGTCCTATTAAACACAGCGCTGGCCCTGACAGTATCTACGCTACACGGACCATTGAAATCAAGACGCCTGAGGGCGACTTTGAAATCAGTCTGTTCTCTGAGTACGTGGACATCGATCACGACAAGCCTTTGTTGGAGATCAAGTCATGACAGAGACCATCGTCGCAACAATTCTTTTGGGCGGCCTTGGCATGATCGTCGCCGGCCTGGTACTGATCGGCCTGATGAAACTTTGGTTTTGGATGGATGAGCAAGAAAGGAATGACCGATGAGCATGAACACGCCGTTTCATTTGAGGCAGCGTGAGTTCAATGCGTTCAACGCAGGTAACCCCCTGGTGTGGGGTTACTTTGAACGATTCACGCTCGAGGCCATCAGCGCCGGCCACAGGAAGATCAGCCACTGGCTCATCATCAACCGCATTCGCTGGGAGGTTGTCATGACCACCACAGGAACAGACTTCAAAATCTGCAACAACCACATTGCGTTCTACGCGCGCCTGTTCGTCAAGGTGCATCCGCAATACAGGTTCATCTTCAATCTAAAGCGCATGGCCGACGAACCATGGCACGGGGACATGCCGCTATGAGCGACCTATCCGAAGTGCTGGCCCGGCTGCACAACATCGTGGCCGACAACAGCAAGTACACCACCTGGACGGTGTCCTCGCCGCATCTGGTGATGCTGTGGGAGCGGGCCCAGGAGCTGGAACGCGATGCGTGTTTGAAGAGGGCGGACATTGCACTGCTTGGCGCACAAAGGTCGTTGCGCAACAGGGTCTTGAAGGCTATCCGCACTGGAGACGAGCATGACTGAATTTGAATCCTACGTCTCCGACATTCCTTGCATCATTCGCGTGACGTACTGGGAGCCGTACCTGCCACCCATCATCCGCGCGGACCCTGGGGACAGCCACCCAGGAGAGGGCGGCTGGGGGGAATGGGAAGTCCTCGACCTGGACGGTCGGCCCTATCCCGAGCTGGAGGGCGTGATGACAGAGGAGGAGCGGGCAAGGCTTAATCGAACTATTTTTGAACACATGGAGAAACAGCATGACGCAGACTAAATACAAACGCCGCACCTTCAAGGATGTGGAAGCCGAGGGTTACCTGCGCGGCTGGAAGGAATGCCGCCAGAAGTTTGAGGCAGACTACGACGACGTGGTGGACGCGAACATCGACCTGGGTCGCACGGTCATGGCACTGCAGACCAAGCTGGACAACGTGTCACTGCGCAAGTTGGCCTGGTCACGGATCACGGGGCTGTTTGGAGTTGGCCGTGACCGGGTGGCGTAAGAGGCAAATTCAAATGGAACGTAAACCCATAAGCCTAGAAGAGGCTCTAACACATGTGAAAAGTTTGACCGAAGACCGGATCAAGAAGATTTTTGACCAGCCTAACAAACGAAAGAAACCAGTGATGACATTTCAATCTTGGTGGGAACAATTGACCAAAGCGGAACGCAAAATGATTGGTGAAACAAACGCCCAGTTTGTCTGGGAAGAATGCCAGAAGCACACCCTCATGACCATTGAAGATGC